CGGTTCGCCAAGACCATTCCGCCCGAGATCATGGGCGACGGTGACGACAGCCCCGCGCTGCAGTCGGCTAAGATGCAGATCGAAGCGATGGGACAGGAGATGGAGCAGATGCACCAGATGCTCCAGCAGGTCCAGCAGTCGTTTGAGGCCCGGGATCTGCAGATCAAGGAGTTCGAGGCTCAGGTGCGAGCCTACGACGCCGAGACCAAGCGGATCAGCGCCACGGCGGCTTCAATGACGCCAGATCAGATCCAGGACATCGTGATGGGTACCATCGCCGCGTCGATCGACACGGGTGACCTGGTGGCCGGTCAGCGCCTGTAGATGCCACCACCGGAGATGCCCGAGATGCCCGAGATGCCCGAGGAACCAATGATGGAGACGCCAGATGACCAGCAAGGCATGTGAGTTCGTGGGGCTTCTGTTCCTCGCCCGTGACGTGGCGCACAGTGTGCACCTGAGTACCCGCAGCTACTCAAAGCACATGGCGCTCCAAGGGTTCTACGAGGACATCATCCCGTTAGCCGACAAGTTCGCTGAGGCGTACCAGGGCCGTCATGGCATGATCGGGCCGATTGATCTACTGTCGGAGCAGAACCCGGGTAAGATTGAGGCATTTCTGCAGTCGTCCATGGCGCAGATCGAGAAGATGCGCTACGAGGTGTGCGAGAAGAACGACACCCCGATGCAGAACATCGTTGACGAGATCGTGGGACTCTACTTGGCGACCCTGTACAAATTGAGGTTTTTGGCGTGAGTGACCCTGTTGACCAATCACCCAAGGTTTGCGCTCAGCCTGCTTTGGTCACCGCTGTCGTACAGATTGTCAGAGCGAACACAGGAAAAGTGGAAAACTACACTTTGACTTTTTACCCGCTGCTTGAGCAGCGGAACAACCCGAAACAGCAAGAGGACTGAAATGGCCGTTACTCATTCAACTGTCATGCGTAATGTTTTTTGTGACGCCGTCACAACTGCTTTGGGTACGTCACCCAAGTTAGCGTTTCGTCTTTCTGGTACGGTTGGGTCCCCAGGTGCGGTGGCTGCAACTTTGACCATGAGCGCTACACCATTTCCGGCTGCGTCTGGTGGTTCTATGACGGCCAATTCAATCGCATCAGACACAAATGCTACGGGGGATGCGTCCCCTGTGGCAACAGCCACCCTGCAGACTTCAGGGGGGACTGTTGTCGTGCATTGTGGGGTGGCGGCAAGTGGTAGCGATATCAACATGACCGGGGGTCTTACGATTGGTGCTGGAGACACCGTTTCCTGCTCGTCGTTGGTTTATACGGCTGCCCCATAAGTAACAACAATCCACTTAAACAAATGTTACTTGTACCTCAACTTAACGGTTTTGTTGCGTCTGTTGACAATTGGGACGCCTCTCCGAGTACGACAGTTAACGGGACCAACGTAACCCCAGGAACGTCTAACACTAAAGGCTCATGGGTTGAGGTTTTAGCGCCAGCGTCGGTTACTCAAGATGTATACGCTATAGAAATTCGAGTAGTTAACGGATTTCAGGCGGGCGCGTCAAAGCAGAATCTTCTTGATTTAGGTATCGACGCGGCCGGTGGGTCTAGTTACACACCTATCGTCAACAATCTCATTGTGGGCTCGCAAGGTGCTTTTAACAACGTCGGTGTGGCTGCAAAGGTTTACACGCTACCTTTGAGAATCCCGTCAGGCGCCAGTGTTGCGGTGAGAATCCAAAGTTCTGATTCGGTGAGTACGACTCAACGTGTGTCGGTAAACACATGGTCAAAACCCGTAGCACCGGGGTCGGTTGTGGTGGGAGGTGTTTGTCAAACAATTGGCACCGTGACGAACAGCACAGGTGTTTCTTTTACTCCCGGTAATAGCGGATCGTGGGGAACCCCGGTGTCACTCGGCACCGTCGCCACAGGAGCATGGTGGACACAGATCGGCTATCAGATTGACAACACAACGGTGGCATCACTGGCCTACTACATTGATTTGATGGTAGGGTCAAGCGGAAACCAGAGAACAATTCAGCGAGATTGGATTGCAACAAGCACCAATGAGTACATCCAACTTTTTCGCCAATCGAATAATACCATGTTTAACTGTTTGAACGCTGTTGCACCAGGTGATGAGCTGTGGGTTCGCGGGATGTGTTCTGGTGTCACCACCACCGGTTGGAACGCATTGGCTTACGTTTTGTAGGAGTGACCGTGGCTATTACTTTTGCAAATAACAGCGCTACTATCGGAACGACTGAGTATTTTTTGGCTTCCGCCAGCACAACACCGACGTACCAGACTACGGTGTGCATTGCTCAACTGTTTTTGGATTTAAGTGCGTTAACGTCGTCCGACGAATACCAATTGAGTTTTTACGAAAAGGTCAACGGTGGTACCGCTAGGCTTGTTGAACGATGGTCAATACAGGGTCTGCAACTTCGACCTCATTTTGCAACACCCTCGACTGTTGTCGGAGAGGGGTGGGAGTTTGGAGTAAAGAAGATCGCGGGTACCGATCGCTCAATTCCTTGGTCCATTCGTAGGGTTGCCTAATGTCTTGGACCTGGCAGCCGCTACTGCCGGGCGGAACGCAACTCCTTTCTTCAACGGTCACGTCTCATGACGCGACCGGAACGCTTACGGTCGGGTCGGCCACTGTTGTTGGATCGGCGTCGCGCACCGTCGTTCACGCCACAACCGGAACGCTTACGGTCGGGTCGGCCACTGCTGCTGGGTTGGCTCTTCGATCGCCTCCGTCTGGTACCCATGACGCAAGCGGTACCTTTGACGCGGGCGCCGCGACCATTGCGGGTTCATCGGTCCATCCTCACACAACTGCGGGTAACATCACAGTCGGAAATGCGACGGTTGTTGGCCTTGCGTCTCACCCATTACTGCACGACGTTTCGGGGGTGCTTGCGTCGTCTGCCGCGGTGATGTCCGGTGGGGCACACAGGTCAATCGTCGGCGACTTTCCTGACCCGTCCGATGTGAGAGAAGGTGTAATATACGGCCCTGGTGGAATTTACGTGGGTGCTCTGGTTGTAGGTACCGGAGACAGCACCCAAAGCATTCGCTCCTTCACAGAAAGGCTCTGACCATGGCAATCGGTCTCAAAGCTGTAACATTTCGACTTGGGTACCAGCAGTTGACCAGTCTTGCGTCAGCTACTGGATTGACTGTACCCAGAACGGACGTGAGTGGTCTTAGCGTTCGCCCTCGAATTGCGATCATCGTTGCCGAAGGTGCCGCTGTTCGCTGGCGCGATGATGGAGTTGACCCCACGGCAAGCGTGGGTATGCCGTTAGCGGTTGGTGCGAGTCTGCAGTACGACGGAGACCTGACGGCCATCAAGTTTATTCAACAGTCACCCACCGCAGCAGTCAACATCTCCTACTACGCTTGAGTCGATCATGATCACCATGTCAGAAGCACCCGGGGAACCCATGAACTACGTTGACTACTTCACCAAGCAGTTACCGCTTGACCTTGCACGCCTTGCTCAGTTGAGAGACGAGCTTGCGTTGCGTCAAGGTGCCATGAACGCTGTGCAGGATGCGACAAAAGATCGTGACGCAGCGGCTGCGGATCGATCCGCTGCTGCTGCTGAATTGGCATCGACTCGTCAAGAAATTGCAGCGCTTGCCGCGCAAGCACAAGAGTTCTTGGCTTCCGCCAAAGCAACAGAGAAATCACAAAATGATCGGATTGGTGTTCTTGACGAAAGAGAACGCAGGTTGGAGGCTCAGGAGTCAGCCTTGACCGAACGTAGTCGCCAGCACGAATTGATGATGGATACCGCTCGGTGCGAGTTGGATGCGCGCATTTCGGCGTTCAACGCTGATCGGGCAGAGCTTGACCTCAAGATTCAACGAGCCCATCAACGACTTGCCATGTTGACCGATCCAGTCTGATACACTCCCATGGTACGTACTGGCGCGTTTTCACCAGGGAGTCCAAGGGCTCGTCAATGTCTGATGAACTTCAAACGCTAGCGGGTGCGCAACCCGTGCCGGAACAGGTGGTGACGGCCACACCTGAAGCCGAAGTCGAAAAGCCGGAAACTACCGAGATCCCCGAACAGAAACCCGCTGACCGTGTTTTCACGCAAGCGGAACTCGACGCGGAGATCGGCAAGCGCCTCGCACGAGCGCAGCGCAAATGGGAACGCGAGCAAGCATCCAGGAGCCAACCGGCACCCACTGCCCCCGCTGACGTTCCGCCACTTGACCAGTTTGAGTCCCCGGAAGCCTACGCTGACGCGCTGGCTACCAAGAAGGCCGAAGAACTGATCGCACAGCGGGAACAGGCTAAGCAGTTCGCCGAGCTTCGTGAGGTCTATCACGAGCGGGAAGAAGCCGCCCGGGAGAAGTACGACGACTTTGAACAAGTCGCCTACAACCCCAGGTTGCGAATCACCGACGCGATGGCCGAAGCGATCCAGGCTTCTGAGGTTGGACCCGACGTGGCTTACTACCTCGGATCAAACCCCAAGGAAGCGGAACGCATTTCCCGTCTGTCGCAGACTCTGCAGGGTGCCGAGATCGCCAAGCTGGAAGTGAAGATTGCTTCCAACCCACCGGTCAAAAAGACAACTGCTGCCCCGTCTCCGATTACTCCCGTGACCACCCGGACATCATCTGCACCGAGTTACGACACCACGGACCCTCGTTCTACGAAGGCCCTTAGTGTCTCGGAGTGGATCGAGGCTGAGCGGCAGCGGCAGATTCGGAAACTCAAGTCAACGTAAGCGATCGGCTCTGACATCGAGTATGATTACTCGAAATAGGAGCAATGATGGGAAACGACAATCAGGATCTTTCTGCTGATGAACTGAAGCGGCAACGCAACAGAGAAGCGGCAGCTAGGTACAGAGAACGCAACCGGGAAAAGTTCAATCAGCGCATGCGCGACTGGCGCGAAGCAAATCGGGAAACAGCCCGGGAGCAATCGCGTGAATGGCGCAATCGCAAGTTAGCGAATGGTTCACCCGAGGAAGTCGCTGCGATCCGCAAGGCAGAGTCGGAAAAATCCAAACGCGCGCAAGTGATGTGCAAAAACGATGTGTTTACCGCATACGGCGGGTACACTTGTAGATGCTGCGGTGAAAACGAACCAATGTTTCTTTCCATAGATCATGTTCAGAACAACGGCGCGGAAGAACGCAAATCGGGACTGTACGCAGGTTCCGGTCACGGGTTCTACCGGTGGTTACGGAAATCCGGGTTTCCCCCGGGCTACCAAGTTCTTTGCATGAACTGTCAGGTGGGAAAGCATAAGAACGGTGGCGTTTGTCCCCATCAGGTAGTGCCAACAACTTTTGAAGGAAATCATCATGGCGAATAGCCTTCTCACGATCGACATGATCACGAGGAAGAGTTTGGAGATTCTCGAAAACTCCCTTGTTCTCACCCGCAACATCAACCGTCAGTACGACGATTCGTTCGCCAAGGAAGGCGCCAAGATCGGCTCCACCTTGCGCATCCGTCTGCCCGACCGCGCTCTGGTGACCGACGGTGCCGCCCTGCAAGTGCAGGACGACAACGAGCAGTTCACCACGCTGTCCGTCTCCAGCCAGAA